TGCCAAGTCCATATTTTTCAATCGAGCACCAAAAGCGTCCTGAATAATCTTCTGTGCTTCAGATTGCTGAATTTTAATCTTACCCTCACGAAGAGCGTCCTCTGTACGTTTAAGAGCCTGCTTGTAATCAGTATCGGCCGCAAGATTCGTCTGCTTAACGCCTTCGGTCGTGGCTTGAGCATTCGCGAGATTAGCCTGCGCCTCGACAGCGCGCTTATTGGCATCAGCCATATACTGCGAAATAAGACGATCGGAATCGGTCTTTGCAGCCTCGGCTGCCTCCTTGGCGGCGCGCTCGTTGAGTTCCTGAATGCGGGCAGATTTCTCGTTAACATCCGCGATGGCGTTAACCTTGGCATACTGGGCAGCAATCTTATCCATAGCAGCACGGAAGCCACTCGAAAGAAGTTCGTTATCCTTAATACCCTTGACAATATCAAGAATTTCGTTAGACTTGTTGATGCCGATAGTCTCGGCCTGAACTTTCAAACGATTAGCGTTAATTAACTCGGTCTGTGCCTGAATATTTTCAGCCTGAACACCCTGCAAAGCGGCTTCGCGAAGAGATGAGGCGCCTGCCATAATGTTAGACATCGGGTTATTCGAGTACGGACCTTGAGAGGGAACAGAACCACCGTCGGCCTGCGAAACATTACCTTGGGGGGTACTCATAGGCTGGATAACAGAGCCCTCAACAAAAGGATTTATACCAGCGGCCTCCATAGCGGAACGCTGGGCGGTAGGAGATTCGAAGCGATTCCAAGCCCAAGAGGCGTAATCTTTCATACGCTCATATTGGGCTTGAGCATCCTCACGGCGTTGGGTGACTTGAAGATTATACATCTTCTCCTGCCACTTACGATTCTTCCGGTTCAAACCGCCAGCAGAAACGGCAGAACCGGCGGAAGCGGCGCCCCCTAAAAGGGCGCCGATCCCAAGGGCGGTTTCAGCGAACGGCATAACTAATCCGTTTTAGCTTGTTGCAACTTCTCCCTCTTTTTCGCGGCCATGCGGCGCGAGATAGAAGAGGCGAGTTCTTCGGATTTCTCGAAGCGATCGAGACCGAACTCCGACGACGGGTCGATTTCCTCGACGTCGTCCTCGTCATAATTCGATGCAGATAGCTGGCGAGTACCGGTAGAAAGACCGCCGCAACGATAAGAACGAATCTGATCCGAAAGACACTTAACACCTTGAATTAAATCATCCTCGGATGTAGGAGTAGACTTCGAGGGGACAGGCTTACAGGACATGCGAGCCTGAAGGCCTTTGAATGAGAAAATAGCCATAACTTAAAGAGTTGTAGGAACGTTAGTTTTACCCTTCTCACGGTTAACCGTAGCCGAAGCAGAGAAGGAGACGATGAAATTCTGCGCCTGATTAGACATATCCGCAAAGACATTGTTATAGGCGTTCGAGATGACGTAAGGGCTGTAATTGGGATCCTCGATAAGAGAATCAGCAAAGGCAAGACAAGCCTCTGCACCTTCGGCCGAAATAGTTCCGGCGACAAGCAATTCCTCGATCTTTCTGCGGAACTCCGACATATCCGGCTTTTCGCCGTAAGTGCGGCGAAGAATCCAGTAGTTTAAGTCCGTCGCCAAACGACCATGAACACGGCTAACGACCTGCATAAGTTTCGACCAAGCAGGGACAAAACCAACGGCCGTATTCTGCCGAGAAGAGAAAGGAGTGAGGTTGGCGATGTAGGATCCGCCAGAGTCCTCGAAACTACCCGAGATGAACGAACCTTGAGCGTCCAACTCTTCGACCATAAGCGGTTCCATAGCGATATTGTCGAGCGCGGGCGCATAGACGTCGCCGAGAGTGAGTTCTTTGAGGAACGGATCGAGGTTACGCTGGTAGATAACCTCGGGAACAAGCGAGGCTATAATCATAAAGTAACCCGTTTCGCCAAACGAAAAAGAACGCTTTTTGAATTGAGTACCGCCGGACATCTGACCGGCAAAAGCACCCAGCGGACTGGTCTCGTCTCCTGCACCGGTAGTCTGATAAATGGTGTTAGAACCGAGATGATGACGATCAGCACCGAGGAAGATAGGCGTAGTAGTATGCTTAACACTACCGACGTCAAACTGCGAATTTTCGTAGTCCGAGTAGCGGGAACCGCCACCGAGAGCCAAATCCATCCAACGCTGGATGTGCGACATCGAAGAAATGTTACGGAAGGAAATTGACTTGCCATCGGTGTCGAGATCGACCTTGATTTCCGAATCCTCATAACCGGAAGTCGCCAGCCAACTTTCGAGATAATACGGAGGAAGACAACGCTGAAAAATCGAAGCCCGCGAGCAAAGCCACGACCAAGAACCGATAGTATAATTCTTAAACTGCGCCGTATTCGAATTGACATATTGCCAAAGAGCGTTGGAAGGATCACGGGAAGTTTTTACAGCCATCAAAAGGCTATAAATAGAAGCAACCGAATACTCGTAGTTGAACTCCTCTTTAGAGCCGGAACGAGGAACCCAAAGCGCGGTGGGAATATTAGGCACCTGCTGATTGATGTAATAATGATATATCACATCAAGATAACCAAGCATCTTCTGTGCTGAAGTCTTATTCTTGCCTTCCGGATAAGTAGGAACGAAGCCGACCGGGAATCCCATGTAATCAGCCAAGGAGCCGGGTTGAACGATATCCGAATTCGGATTGGACTGCGAGAAGGAAAAACCGATGGAACCGGAAGAGTAAGCGATCGGTAAGTCCAACTGCGGAAACTGAACATCGTGCGGCTGATCAGTAACACCGGACTCGTCCAAAAGAAGAGAGGCGTTGTAAAGGCGATCAGGTACGAAGAAATATTCGTAACAGAGTTTAAACCCGTTAACAAGAGGCGCGTTCATAGGCATTGCCTGAACAAACGAAGAAGGTCGAAAATTGAGTTTGTCTCCCTTGAAAACTCGAACAAAGGCAAGAGGTGTAAGATTGCCCGGAGCAAGAGTAGTGGGAGAAGTAAACGAAAGATTGATATTCGAGCGGTTATTCCGACGCCGCGAAAGAAACATTAAAGCCATAGTAATGAGTTATAAATCGCTAATTGTTGTTGATAAGGTAAATCTCGGTACCGTCGCTTAACCACATCCATAAGGATTTGAGGAATAAGGCTATCATTACGACAACGCTGCTCTAACTTGGTGAAACAAGCGTTTTTCCAATACCGAGGGATTGAATATCTGAAATTGTTGATATAGTGACAGAACCAAGAAGGAGCATTCTTAAGCATATATTTACGCCACTCACGAATATCTTCATTGGACAATCTGCCAAAACCATGTGAAACAACCAACTTTCCGTTTTTACGGGCGTCGATGTCAGAAAGATACTGATTTGCTGCGCAGTCTTTTGTCATATACTTGAGAACATAACGAATGCCTGCTTCAGAATCAAGAGGTTCGACTTCTGCTTTTCCGAGGCCGGTGTACCAACCTTTCGATTCATCGACTACATCACCTTGCCAAAGATCACGGATTTGCCACCAGTAAAGAGGACATCCGAAAAGAATGGCGTGATAATGCATGCGATGTGAAGAATGACGACCACGGCGAGCAGCCGTCTTACCATCCGCAAACTCAACTACGAACAAATAGGGAAACTTTACCTTACGATACTTATAACGCTTCGTGATCGGATCCCTGTAGCGAAAGCGAGGATGTTTGCGAAGCCGATCAATGAAACGACGGATTTCGACATAAGGTTTTTCCTTGGCCGATTCGTAAACTGAAGGTTTGAGGGTGAAAGTACAGAAGAGACATTGTTCGGGTTTCAACTTCATGCGCTTCATGATATGATTGGCGCGAGAAAACCAATGCTGCTGACGCTGTTTGAGGCACTCATCGCAATGGCCGCAAGGGACAACCAGGCGATAATCTTCCTTATCATTGAAATGACGAACGTTGACCTTCAAGATTTCCGCATACTTACGGTATCGAGGGTTAATAATGGAAAGTCGATTGCTACACATGATCAAAAAGCTAGAGATGACTACCGCCGAGAGGAACTGTTTTAGTGCCTTTGGGACGACCTTTTCGACCGCCGCGACGGCGAGATCGCTTCACAAACGCGATCGGTAGGAATAGTGCCAAACATTTTCCCCCAAAGGTGCAACATGTAGGCCTCGACGAATACTGCGGAACCGTCGCCAAAAAGAAGGGGGTCAGTGTGGTAAAAGAAGTTAACTTCGTGATGCTGGAAGGACTTAAGAATCTGCTGTAATTTGACCATCGAGGGATTAGTAGGCGAAAACCGCCACTGCATACAGCCCTGGTCGGAGATATAGTCGTCACAGATTTGATAGAGTTCCCGAATACAGGTATAGACGGGAAGGATTTCGGGATCGAATGAACTTGAAAGTTCGTCGAAAACTTTTCCTGACATTGTGCGAAAGTTTGGAAATTACGTGAACGAATTTTGAATTGGTATTCCACAGTGTCATGGTGAACGCCACGGCGGAAAATAGAGCCAGCCGAGACACACGACGTGAGGAAGAAAGCGGAGAAGGCAGCCACAAGGGATGCAACCAAAGTCCAAAACTTTTTGGACTTCAGCAAGGCGAGAAATTTAGACATTAAAAATGTAATTTACAGTTGTAAAGGAAGATACGAACAGTTAAAGGCTTACAAGCTGACAATGAATTAATATTGTCATTATGTTAAATTATGGTCGTTACCCGAATATTAATTGATTAATAATCAACCGTTTTTTACTTATTAATATACCAGTAGATACCGCCGACAAAGACCGCTCCGCCGGCGATATTGCCCAAAGTCGCGGGAACAAGATTGGCAAGCAGAAAATCGGACACGGTGACCGATGCACCGTGCATCATGCCCAGCGGAATGAAAAACATATTGGCGATGCTGTGTTCATAACCGATTGCCACAAAACACATTATCGGGAAAAACAATCCCAGCAGCCGGCCCGCGACATCGTTGGCGCTCAAACCCAGCCACACGGCCAGGCACACCAGCCAGTTGGCGCCGACACCCCGCAGGAACACCGTGAGCCACGGCATCGAGACCTTTGCCTCGGCAATGCCGACGGCCGCCGAACGCCACGCCTCGGCAGAGAGCATGCCGGGAAGTTTCACGAGAAAACAGGCGAAAAACAGCGACCCGACAAAATTTCCGGCATAGACCAACATCCAATTTAACAACACCTTACGCCATCCATAACGTCGTCCCAATGCACCGGGGATCAGCACGGCATTATTGCCCGTAAAGAGTTCCGCTCCTGCGAAAACGACCAGCATAAGCCCCAGCGGGAAGACAAGTCCGGAGAGCAGGCGCTGCAATCCCGGAGCAGGAGCCATCGACGGAAAGCCATATCCTATCACGATGGAAAACAAGCCTCCCATAGAAATATAGGCGCCAGCTAAAAACGCTAAAATCAATATTTTGCGAACGGGAAGCGAAATCTTGTCGGAGGCGGCCCTCTCCACCAGGGCGAGGACCTCTTTCGGATTGTTTATCGGCATACGGGGATTTTAATCGGGGGCCAAAGATAAACATTTCGGCCGAAACGACAAAACAAGCCGCAAAATCCCGCCGCTACGGGTAATTTTACTACCTTTGCACAAAATACAGGGGACTACCCTACCGTATAAATCACAAATCATTGATTGTCAACCATGCGTAAATTATCGGCATACTTACTGGCAGCCCTGCTGCTCGCGGCCTGCACGCCGGAACAACCCGCCGGGGAGAATACGTTTTACGTCTCGATCCCCCCGCTGCGCAGCATCGTGGAGGGGATTGTCGGCGACGATTTCAAAATCGAGGTGCTCGTGCCGCCCGGAGCAAGTCCCGAGACGTTCGAGCCGACGCCCCGGCAGTTCGTGGAGCTGAACAAGGCACAGCTCATTTTCAACGTGGGATTGATCGACTTCGAAACCACCCTGCTGGGCAAAGTCGGGGATCAGGCGAAAGTCGTGAACTTGAGCCGCGGTATCGACCTGATCGCAGGCTCCTGCTCGCACGGCCACCACGGACACGACCACGGGCATGCCCACGGTGTAGACCCCCACGTCTGGACCTCGCCCAAAGCCCTGCAAACGATGGCCGCAAACGCCTACGAGGCAATTCGCAACGCCTATCCCGACTCGGTGAAATACGAGGCCGGCTACAACCGGCTGCGCAGCACGCTCAAGGAACTGGACATCCGCACGGCGGAGAAGATCGCCCGGAGCGGCGTGAAGTACTTCATCGTCTACCATCCCGCACTCACCTACTACGCACGCGATTACGGACTGCGGCAGGTGGCCATCGAGGCCGACGGCAAGGAACCGTCGGCCAAACAGCTGACGGCGGTTATCCGACAGGCCCGCGAGGACGGCGTGCGGCGGATTTTCTACCAGAACCAGTTCCCGGCATCGACCGTGGAGATCATCGCCCGCGACATCGACGCCGAATACGTGGAGATCGACCCGCTGGACGAAGACGCCATCGGCGCCATCGACGCAATGACCGATTCAATCACGGCAAAATGAATCTGGTAACGCTGCGCGACGTAAGTGTCGCATACGACGGCTACGAGGCCCTCCGGCACGTCGACCTGGAGATTGCGGACCTCGATTTCCTGGGGGTCATAGGTCCCAACGGCGGCGGAAAAACGACGCTCGTAAAGGCCATCCTGGGAACCGTCCCCCACACCGGAGAGCTGACTCTCGCCCCGGAGCTGTTCCGCGGGAAGGAACGGCTGATCGGCTACATGCCGCAGATT